CATCATTTATAAAAAATGCAGAGATGATAAACAGCAATAGAGCTTATTTCAAAGTGAGTAAAACAAATGAATAATCAAGCCATTGACTCTAAGTTAAGTAGAAATAGGTTAAGAATAGTAAAGCCTAATGAAAGGGTTGAGGATTTTTGTACTACTATCTATGGTGGCAGTGGTGGAGGTGGAGATATGGAAGCTAGAATTGCAAAACTAGAAGCAAATGTAGAAAGCATTCAGGCCACATTAACTGATATTAAATCAGACATGAAAACGTCTAAGGGTGATATAAGCACCTTAAAATCTGACACTGCGGTAATTAAGTCTAATTATGCTACTAAGCAAGATATTGAGGTAGTTAAAACTGAAGTTCAGAAGGCAATATCAACACAAACTAAATGGCTTATGGCTACTATATTTGTGGCACTTGGGTCTGGCATTACCATTGCTAAATTACTTTTCTGATTTGCTCCCATTTGCACCACAAACAGCTAAACTAATAACAAATTAACTAACGAGGATGGTGTTGTGAGGAAACTATTAATTGCATCTATTGGGGTGTTATCTTCCTTGGCTATTTTATTTAGTGGTAACTCTATTGCTAAAGAAAATAGAAAGTTATCAGATGTCGCTGAAATGGTTTGCGCCAATCATGAAGATAAGGATTCATGCGAGGGGTTTGTTAATACATCAATAATTGTTGCATTTGAGCAAGGTAGGGTTAGTGGGATATGTGATTTAATGAAAGAATATGGTGAAAAAATACCTGACGATCAAAAAGATAGATGTAGTGAATCTAAAAAGGTATTGCAAGATGTACGCAATATAAAATTCTAGCTTAAAGTTTATATATCAACACCAACCCTGCCAATCGGCGGGGGTTTTCATTTTAAGGAGCCGATAAATGGCACAAGTAGGCGAAATCGTTTATCAAGTTCAAATGGATGTTCGGCAATTGCTTACATCGCAACAGCAGTTAGAGCAACGCCTTAATCGTATGGATAGTAGCTTTAACCGAACGTCTCAGTCAGTAAATAACACAGAGCGTTCAATGCAGTCTCTATCCAAAGTCGCAGCGGCTCTGACTGGTTATTTATCGGCTTCAATGGTTGCCAGTTACTCCGAGGCTTGGACTGAATTAAACAACAAACTATCTAACTCAGTTCGCGCAAGTGAATCACTGATTGATGTCACACAGCGAGTATTTGATATCTCTCAAGCAACGCGATCTAGCCTTGATGCCACAGCAACACTCTACGCGCGATTAGAGCGAGGAACGAGAGAATACAACACATCAGCAGCTGACTTGGCAAAATTAACATCAATTATTAACCAAGGTTTTATCGTCTCTGGTGCTACTGCGCAGGAAGCAGAAAACGCCATTATTCAGCTATCACAAGGCATCGCCTCTGGCGTTCTCCGTGGTGAGGAATTTAACTCGGTAGCGGAACAGGGTAGCCGTTTGATGGTTGCACTTGCTGATTCACTAGGAGTAAGTATAGGTCAGCTTCGTAAAATGGCAGCAGAAGGCAAGTTGACCACTGATGTTGTTGTAAAGGGGTTATTGTCTCAGGGGGATGCAATCGGTAAGGAGTTTGCCAAAACCACTCGAACAATGTCACAGGCTTTCCAAGAGGCTGGGAACAACCTAACCAAGTTTCTCGGTGAAAATACAACAATAAAATCAACCATCAGTGCGTTTAGTGATGCTGTTATTACTGTTAGTAAGAATTTAGATGAGCTTAGTTCTGTCTTGACGGTAATCGCAGCGGTGGTTGGTTCAAGATATGTTGGCGCGTTGGCTATGGCTACCAAGTCAAAAATTATGATGGCAGCAGCTTCTCGTCAAGAGTCAGTCGCCACACTGCAATCAGCAAGAGCAAGTGAGTATGCTGCAAATATGTCAGTCAGAAAGGCTCAGGCTGATTTAGCCTCCGCTAGATCTGCTGTTGCTCTTGCTCAAGCAGAGTACAACGTTGCAAAAGGAACCTTGGCGGAAGCAACCGCTCTTGATAACTTAATCGCTAAAAAATCATTAGCCTCAAAAGCTGCAATAACATTAACCCAAGCAACCCAAGCGCAAACAGCAGCAATGGCAAACTCAGCAGCCGCAGCAAGAGCTGCATCATTATCTATGGGTTTGTTACGTGGTGCTATGGGAATGTTAGGTGGCCCTGCTGGTGTGGCCATGTTAGCTGGTGCTGCTATATATTACTTTTATCAACAATCAAAAGAAGCTAGAGAAGAATCAAATAAGTTTGCTGACGACATAAGAGGTCTTACTGAGGAGTATAAAAAATTCTCTAGAGCAGCAAAAGAAGCGGCTATAGTTGAGGCTAAAAAACACTTAGAAGTCGCTGATGAAGAAGCTGCAAAACTTAAGTACACGATCAGTTTGATTGAAAAAGAGATTAAGGAATTAAATGATGGATTTGATTTATTTGGGTTAAATGCTGATAAGTCAGCTAAATTTACAGACCAACTAAAAACAGCGGTTGCTAATTTAGAAAAGCAAGAGGAAAGAAGGGGTAATATTCTCTATAAAATAGAGATGATGCAGTCTGATTTAAATGGAACATTAAAACAAGGAGCAGATCTTCTGCAGAGAGAGTCATCCATATTACCAAACGCTAAAGATGCTTGGAATGCTTATGGTTTCTCTATCGAGCGAGCAACCAGACAAAAGAAAGAATTTAATGCACAAAGCTTAATAATGGAGTGGTCAGACAAAGGCCTTGACTTGAGAAAATCTCTAGAGAGAGAAGCTAAATTAGCCAACGCAAAAAGTGAGATTGACAAAAGAAAGCTACAAGTTGAGTTTTACGCAGAAGATAATGGATTGTCAGAACAAGAGATAGCATCATTAACTCAGTATGCTATAGCTGCTCAAGAGGCTCAAGATGCCGCTGCCGAACGTAACAAAACGACCAAGGAATCAACCAAAGCCACAGACGCAGCATATGAGGCACTAAAGCGCCAGAGAGAAGAAATTGAGCTTTTAAACAAAGGTTACAAAGACGGATCTCTTGAAATGGCTAAGTATGATGCGGTTAAAGCATTGGGTGATACGGCATCTCCTAAACAGATTGAAAAAGCGGAGCAACTCGCAGAAGAAAAATACAACATTGAGCGTAATCTAGCAGATAAGAAAGCTGCGCTTGAGCTTGATTTAGTCGCCAAGGCTAAAGAATCTCACGATAAGCAGTTGGCAGACTTAGAGCGGATAACAAAAGATGATGTATCTCTCACTGAACAGGCAGCAAGGCGTAAAGCTGAAATTGAGGCGGAATATCAACAGAAGATAGCCGAAATAAAGGCTAATAACGCTGTCTCACCGCAAGATGACATCAAAGGGAAAGTAGACCCTGTTCAGCAACTCAAAAATGAACACGAGCGTAAACTTGCACTTATTCGTGAGTTTGAAACAGAAAAAGGGGCTATCACTCAGCGTGGCTTAGAGTTAATGAATGCCGCCAATACTCAATATGAGCAAGACCGGTTAAATGCTCAATGGGAGATATGGCGCAATCAGAGCCAAGCCAATCAATTCTTAGCTGATGGGTTGGACGCATTAGGACAACGCTCTACTAACGTACTCACGGGGCTATTAACTCAAACACAATCCCTTAACGATGCTTTCCGTAATGTCGCATTAACCATTGTAGACCAAGCTGTTGGCGCTCTGGTTCAAATGGGTATGCAACAGGTTAAGAATATGGTTATGGGTGAAAGTATGGCGACAGCCGCTCAAGCATCTGCATTGGCTCAGGCTGCGGCAGCGCAAGCGGCATGGGCACCAGCGGCGTTAAGCGCATCAATAGCCACATTAGGCGCAGCAGTGGCAACGGGAACATCATCATATACGGCGGCTATGGCGGCTAGTAAAACGATGGGGTTGGTTGCTGGTGCTCGTAAAAATGGTGGCCCCGTAAATGCTGGCTCTATGTATCGAGTGGGTGAAGGTGGTAAGCCTGAGATATTCAAGGCATCTAACGGTAGTCAGTACATGATACCGGGCGATAATGGTCGAGTTATTAGTAATCGACAAATGGGTAAAGGCGGTAATGGTGTCAGCATGGGTGATATGAACTTTACATTCCAAGTTCAAGCACCTAATGGCATCACTCAAAAGGAAGCGCAACAGATACAGCAAATGGTGAGAGGTACGGTTTATGACGTACTTGGTAACGAAATGCGTAGCGGTGGTGCTTTGGAAAAAGTAAGAGGTTGGTAATTAAGAGAGGTAGTTATGAGTAATCAAGAAAATATATTAATGATGGATGGTAACGGGGTCATGAAAAACAGTAACGGCAATGTAATAGCTAAAGGTGTGATGATTAAATCTGAACTACTATTATCTACACCATCAATAGAAGATTTAGTGAAAAGAATTGAGTCACTGGAAAAACAGCTCGCTGATATGCAAAAGGCAACGAGCTGTGATTTAGATATACTAAGCACGCGAATTACTGCAGTCGAAAGCTTTAGCCGTTAGTACAGTTAGCAAAGCTATTCTTTGCGTGTTGTATAGCTAATTTTTCAATATCTCTTAATGTTAAATTCTCTACAACTTTACCTGTGACATCTATTGTGAAATGGTGGATTGAACCATCCGAACCTTGTAAGGCAATATCTAATGTGTTCTTATCATTAGCTCGGTCTATGCCTGAAACATGAATCAAATTAAATTGCATAAAATTCCCTCACACCGAAGTAAATCAGCCATTCCTTCGGCAAGTTTCTCTGGGCTGAATATATAAAATAACCTAATGGATATTTATTAATATCCTGATATTTG